GACGCGGCACGAGCCCTCGGCGTTACCAGTGAAGCGGTCTACGCAGCAATTCGTACAAACCGTCTATCGGTGGTACGCACCGGGGACGGTCGTGAACTCGTAAATTCCGCCACCATGCGCGAAGAATGGGACCGCAACACCCAGAAACGCATCGGCCGCGGCCCTAAGCCCCCTGCTGGAACGATCGAACGCACCCCTAAGCGGCCTGGGGAACTCACCCCCCAGGAGCGCCGCGATCAACAGGCCGATTCAGGCGGCAACCTGGCGGAAACCAACGAGGCCATACCCGATTACAACGAGTCCCGCGCCCGCACCGAGCACCTAAAAGCCGAGCTATTGGAGCTGGAACGCAAGGAAAAAGAGCGAATTTTGGTAAAAGCGGAGGAAGTTGAGGCCAAATGGGTCGAAATTATCACCATGGCTCGCACTAAGATTTTGGGTATCCCCACAAAGGCCAAACAGCGCATCCCCGACCTCGACACCGACGCCATAAGCTTGCTGGACGACATCGTAAGAGAGACGCTAGAAGACCTTGCTGCTAAATCTGACGCCTAAGCTGCTGCACATGACAACTACGCCGCTTAGCAGTATTGTTCGCCTGGAAAGCGCGGCGCTTAGCGCTTTCAAACCCCCGCGCCGCCTCACGCTTAGCGAGTGGGCCGACACCTACGCCTACCTCAGCGTCGAGAGCAGCGCCGAAGGCGGCCGCTGGCACACCCTCCCCTACCAGAAGGGGATCATGGACGCCATAAGTGATCCGCTAATTGAACAAGTAACCCTTATGAAGTCGGCGCGAGTCGGCTACAGCAAAATCCTCAACCACGTAATTGCCTATCACATCCACCAAGACCCCTGCCCCCTGATGTTGGTGCAGCCCACCATCGAAGACGCGCAGGGCTATTCCAAGGAAGAAATCGCGCCCATGCTGCGCGACACCCCCTGCCTAGCCGGCCTCGTAAGCGACGCCAAAGCTAAGGACGGCGCCAACACGATCCTGCAAAAGCAATTTCCGGGTGGAACGCTCAGCCTTGTTGGGGCCAACTCGCCGCGGGGCTTCCGCCGTGTGAGCCGCCGCGTCGTCCTGTTCGACGAGACGGATGGCTACCCACCCTCGGCTGGCACGGAGGGCGACCAGATCAAGCTCGGCATCCGCCGAACCGAGTATTACTGGAACCGCAAAATCGTCGCCGGCTCCACCCCCACCATCAAGGACTTCAGCCGCATCGAGCGCCTCTTCGCCCAGGGCGATCAGCGCCGCTATTTCGTGCCCTGCCCGCACTGCAACCACATGCAGTACCTGCGCTGGGCTCAGATGACCTGGACCGACAACGACCCATCCACCACCGCCTACAAGTGCGAATCCTGCAACGAACTCATCCCACACTCTAAGAAGCGTTGGATGGTCGAACGCGGCGAATGGCGCTCCACAATTCCAGGCAACGGCAAGCACGTAAGTTTCCACATTTGGGCCGCCTACTCCTATTCCCCCAACGCCTCATGGTCTAATTTGGTCGAAGAGTTCTTGGAGTCGAAGAACGACGCCGAGCAACTAAAGACCTTCGTAAACACCGTCCTAGGCGAGGTCTGGGAAGACGAATACGCCTCCAAGATCGGCGCCTCCGCCCTGCTGGAACGCACCGCCAAGGAGACCTACGAAGCACTCATCGTCCCCTCCTCCGCCCTGGCGCTCACGATCGGCTGCGACTGCCAGGACGACCGCCTAAGCCTCAGCGTCTGGGCGTGGGGACGCGAAGAGGAGGCGTGGCTCATCGACCGCAGCAAGCTCTACGGCGACCCCTCCCGCCCCGACGTATGGAAACAACTCGACGAAGTGCTAAGCCGACCGTTCTTGAGTGAAGACGGCATCGACTTACGTGTAAGTGTGTGCGCAATCGACTCTGGCGGCCACCACACCGCCACCGTCTACGCCTACGCCCGCGACCGCGCCGCCCAGGGCGTCATCGCCATCAAAGGCATGTCCACTAAGGGCAAACCGCCCATCGGCAAGGCCAGCAAGGTCGATCTCAACCACAAAGGCCAAACCTTACGCAAAGGCGCCCAAGTATTCCCCGTTGGCTCCGACGCCATCAAATCGCTGCTATTCGGCCGCCTAAAGCACAACGACCCAGGCCCCGGCTACCTCCACTTCCACGCCAAAACACCCCTCGACTATTTTGAGGAACTAACTGCCGAAAAGCAGGTAATGCGCTACAAGAACGGCTACCCCCAGCGCGTCTGGGTAAAGAAGAGTAGCCAGCCCAACGAAGCCCTCGACGAACTCGTCTACGCCTACGCCTCCCTGCACCGTCTCTACCAGCTCTACGACCGCCGCACCATCTGGGAGCAGCTGGAACGCAAGCTCCGCCCCTCCCCCGACGACGCCCCCTCCCAACCCGCCCGCTCCTCCGCCGCCTTCAACGTCCTCGGCCGCTAAGCCGCGCCGCTAAGCCGCGGCGCTTAACGCTTAGCGCGTATCACTGCAACGCTTACCACCTAGACTTAGGCGAAACGTAGTAGTCAGATGGCGTCTCCAGCTGCGCAACGTCTAGCGGACCTGGAAGCAGTAGAAGCCGCTATTCGCACCCTTATCTCAGGTGCGCAAGAATATCGGATCGGCACACCTACAGGTGGTCGTATGGTGAAACGCGCCGACCTGGCGCAGCTCATCCAGTGGCGCGATCAGCTAAAAGCCGAAATCGCCCGTGACCGCATGGCCAACAGCCTGAACGCCGGCCGCGGCGATGGTCGCTCCCTCTACGTCCGCTTCAACTGAGCCACCATGGGCCTTCGCACTTGGTTCCGCCGCCAGCTCGCCATTGCGCGACACGGCCGCCGCGCCTACGACGCCGCTAAGTGGAACCGCTTCACGGCTGACTTCCTCGCCTCCGGCAACAGCGCCGACGCCGAGATCCGGGGCAGCCTCAAGGTGCTGCGCAACCGCAGCCGTGCGCTGGTCCGCGACAACCCCTACGCCCGCCAAGCCAAGCGCACCACCCAAATCAACGTCGTCGGCGCCCGCGGCATCCAAATGCAGCCCCAGGTGCTCCGCCCTGACGGCAGCGAAAAGGACGAGCGCCGCAACGCCGCCCTCCTCGCCGGTTGGAACAACTGGTGCCGCCCCGACTCCTGCGACGTAACCGGCCGCCTCAGCTTCCACGGGATCGAACTCAGCATCGTCGGCGCCCTACCCGAATCCGGCGAGATCGGCATCCGCCTGGTCCGCCAACCCATGGGCCGCAGCAAAGTCCCCCTAAGCCTGGAGCTAATCGAAGCCGATCAAATCGACGACGAATACACCGGACTTAGCGACCGCCCTAGGCACTACTGGCGTATGGGTGTTGAGCTAAATGAATGGGGCAGGCCCACCCGCTACGCAATTCTGCGTAAGCACCCTGGTGACGTTGAGTTCACCAACTACATCGGCAGTAATGAGAAGCATCTCTTTATTGACGCTGCCGACTTTATCCACGTCTTTATGCCTGAGCGCGTCGGGCAGACACGCGGAGTCCCCTGGTTCGCTTCTGTAATTACTACGTCGTGGAATCTCGGTAAGTACGAGGAGGCGCACTGGACGCGGAAGCGTGTGCAGGCCAACAGCCTCGGCTGGATCCAGACCCCCGAGCCCGAGACCTTCGGCAGCACCAACCCCGATGGCACGCCCGCCCTGGAGGACAGCAAGCGCCTCTGGAACACCGAACCCGGCAGCTACAACTTCCTGCTCCCCGGCGAAACTGCCATCCCGCCCGACTTCGGCCCTGACGACGGCCAGTACGAAGCGGTGGTCCGCACCCTCGCCCGCCGCTTCGCCGCCGGCTACGGCTGCTCCTACGAGACCCTTAGCCGCGACTTCTCGGACACCAATTACAGCTCCTCTAGGCTCAGCATCCTGGAAGACCGCGATCACTGGCGCGTAATTCAGTCTGTACTAATTCAGCAGGTACACCAGCGCGTATTTGAGGAGTGGCTCGCCGCGGCCGCACTTACTGAGCTGCCTATGCCGATGTTCAGCGACGTGTGGACCCGGCCTGAGCGCTACAACACTCCGCACTGGCAGGCCCGCGCCTGGAGCTGGGTCGATCCCGCCAAGGAGATGAAGGCCATGGAGATGAGCCGCGCCCTGCAGCTCCAAACCCACGCCGAACAAATCATGGAGTACACCGGCAACGACTTCATGAGCACCATGACCACCATCAGCAAGGAGAACGAGATCAAACAAGAACTCGGCCTAAGCGGCGCTGCCCCCGCTCCCACACCCACCGATCCACCTGCAGAAACCCCCGGCCGCAACATCGAACCCCTCTACTTAGAGGGCGAGGATGAGCCCATCAATCTCCGCACCGACCTCAGCGCCGCCGCTAAGCAGCGCAGCTAAGCCGCCTCGCATCTATTGCTGGGCCTGCAGATAGACTGCGGCCCATACAAAGCAAAGTAATCGTGGCCGACGATTCTACTCAGCAACGCGAGCTGACGCCAGACCTTACAGCTCCCCAAGTTGCGCTCTACGAAGCCTTGGAGGAAATTGTTGATGAACTCGGTCAGTTTGATCAGGGCATTGGCGCTCACGGCGCTCATTACATGCCTGTTAGCCCCTTCGCCAGCGAAGGGATGCAGTGCTCCAACTGCATCTTTTACGCCGGCCCCCGCGCTTGCGAAGTCGTTGCCGGCGACATCGCCCCCGAAGGCGCCTGCAAGTTCTGGATCATCCCCGAGCAGCTGCTCACTCCCCAGGCTGACGCCTCAGCCGAAGGCCGTACCGTTACCTCTGCCGACGAAGTGCGCCTCGCCGCTAAGTCTGTGCGTGACTACGCAGCCCAACGCGCCGCAGCCGGCGAGCTGAGCGAAGGCGACTTCGTTGCCTGGCAATCCAGCGGTGGCACGGCCCGCGGCCGCATCGAGCACGTCATGCGTACCGGCACTCTCGGCGTCCCCGGCAGCGACTTCAGCATCGACGCTTCCGCCGACGACCCCGCCGCTCTCATCCGCATCTACCGCCCTAAGCAGGACGGCTGGAGCGAAACCGAAACCCTAGTAGGTCACAAGTTTTCGACGCTCCGCAAAATCGAACCCCTCGACGAATCTTCGGACGACGACGACGACGACCGCACCGCCCCTTCCGACTTAGAGCAGCGCCCTTACCCCAACGAACACGCCGCCCGCCTCTTAGACCCAGGCCAGTTCGATGAGTTCCGCCGCAAGAACAACGATTTCGCCCAAGGCATCGACTCCATTTACGGAATCAAAGGCGACGACCCCGTGCGCCTCCAAGCCCTACGATTCGACGCCGCACGCTTTACAGTAAGTGAAGCTAAGAAGTGGCTTAGCGATCACGACTACACGCCCATCTCCTTTGAGCCCGCTACAGGCAAGTCCATGGACGGCAAAATCGACATCAAGGCCATCAGTAAGGAAGTGCTTAGGCGCGAAGCTCCGCAAGGTCTCCGCGTCGAAGAAAGCACAGACGCCGGCCTCACCTTTAGCTTCAGCTCCGAGGCGCCCGTGGAGCGCTGGTGGGGCCGCGAGGTGCTGATGCACGATGACGGCGCCATGGACCTGGCCCGCATGAACGACGGCGGCCCCTGGCTCTGGAATCACAACCGCGACGTGGTGCTCGGCGTCGCCGAAAAAGCCTGGCTTGGCGACGATCGTCGCCTCTACGTCAAAACGAAATGGAGCCCCAACACCACCGAAAAAGGCACCGAAGAATACAAGCGCCGTCGTGACATCGAAGCGGGCATCGTCCGCAACGTATCCTTCGCCTACGAGATCAACGATGTGCGCGAAGCATCTAACGGCGACATGCAAGTAGTGGGCTGGAACGTTCTGGAAGTCTCCTCAGTAAGCGTGCCCGCCGACCAGACCGTTGGCCTGGGCCGCGCACTCGACGACACCAACACATCCCCCACGCCACTTACGACGCAAGAAACAAATCAAGCGTCAACCCCTACACTAGAAACTAAGCAGACCGCCGAGCGCGGAGCTGACTTCCCCCAAGATCCTCCATCCATGGAACAAGCCACCAACGTCCAGGAGGTCCAATCCGCCGCTCGGCAGTCCGAGCGTGAGCGTGTTGCGGCCATCCGCGCCATGTGCGCCCAGCACCAGATCGGCACTGATCTGGCTGACACCCTCATCGACAACGAATCCACCCTCGACCAAGCCCGCGAAGCCGTGCTGAACCAAATCGGACGCACCCGCGTCGAAGTCCAAGGTCGCGTCCATGACGACGACTCCGCCGCCCTCGGCCTCACGGACAAGGAAGTCCGCAGCTTCTCTTTCGTCCGCGCCCTCAACCACCTCATCAACCCCGGCGATCGCGCTGCCCGCGAAGCCGCCGCGTTTGAAATCGAGGTCGGCAAGGCTGCCGCCGAGAAGTATCAGCGCTCCTCCAACGGCATCGTCATCCCCAACGAAGTGCTCCGCCGCGACCTCGTGGTCGGCACCAGCACCGCCGGTGGCAACCTCGTCTCCACCGACCTGCTGAGCGGCAGCTTCATCGACCTCCTGCGTAACCGCATGGCGATGATGCAAGCCGGCGTCACCATGCTGAGCGGCCTCCAAGGCAACATCAGCCTCCCGAGACAATCTTCCGCCGCTACAGCGTACTGGGTCGGCGAAAGCGGCTCACCCACCGAGAGCCAGCAAGCAATCGACCAAGTGAACATGACGCCCAAGACCGTGGGCGCCTTCGTTGACTACAGCAGGCGTCTGCTGCTCCAGGCTTCGATCGACGTGGAGTCGATGATCCGCGCCGACCTGGCCAAGATCATCGCCCTTGAGCTGGACCGCGCTGCCGTCTACGGCACCGGCTCCACCAACCAGCCCCTCGGCCTGACCAACACCACCGGCATCGGCGCTCAGACGATCAGCACCTTCGGCACCTTCGCCGAGTACATCGGCATGGAAACCGACGTGGCCACCGCCAACGCCGACGCTGGCTCGATGCGCTACATCATCAACGCCGCCGCCCGCGGTGCCCTCAAGAGCACCGAGAAGTCCACCTCCTCGGCTGGCCAGTTCGTCTACGAGAACGACGAGATCAACGGCTACCCCGTGATCGTGAGCAACCAGCTCACCACCAACGACTGCCTCTTCGGCGACTTCTCCCAGTTCGTCGTGGGCATGTGGTCCGGCCTCGACCTCACCGTCGATCCCTACGCCGGCTCCACCGCTGGCACGGTCCGCGTCATCGCCCTCCAGGACGTTGACTTCGCGGTCAAGCAACCTGGCGCCTTCTGCTTCGGCACCTGATCGCCATGAGGATCGAGATCCTTCGCTCAGTGATGGTCTCTGGGGAGCCGGTAAGCGCCGGCTCCATCCTTGAGGTCATCCCCAGCATCGCCAATCTGCTGATTGGCATGAACAAGGCTCAGCTCGCCCCCGAGCCCGAGCCTGCCGTAGAGCCCGAGCCCATCTGCGAGGTTCCCAAGCGAACCCGCAAAACCACCACCGTCCCTACAGCCGAGGAGGCTTGACCCATGGCCCTCATTCAACAGGCACTCGACAAGCTCGATCTGCTGAGCTTCCACCCCACCGCCGCTCGCACCGCGACCGGCAGCGGCACCGGCCTCGACCTGCAGCAATACGATGGCGACATCGTGCTGCTGCTTGACAGCGCCGCCGGCACCGGCACCACCCCGACTCTCGCAGTCACCGTCGAGCACTCCGATCTGCTCGGCTCCGGCTACACCGCCATCACCGGCGCCGCCTTCACCACCGTGACCACAACCGCTTCCCAACAGAAGCTGGTCGTAAACCGCGACGAAGCCAAGCGCTACGTCCGCGCCACCTACACCCTCGGTGGCACGACCCCCTCGTTCACCTTCTCCGTGAACGCCGTGGGCGTCAAGAAGTACGGCTAAGCTGCCGTATATCCGGGCTGCGTGGCTTACCTGCTGCGCAGCCTAATCAATTCGCACCCGCGCACCGCTTAGCGAGGCTCCCATGCCCTTCGGATACGACAGCGGTTTCGACACCGCCACTCTCGACACGCTGAGCAGCGTCGGCGTTACCGCAGCGCAAACGCTGACGGGCGCCAACATGACCTTCCAGGTCACCGTAAGTGGCATCGGCACCAACGTGGTGGTCCGTTTTGAGGGCAGCCTCGACGGCACCAACTTCTTCAACCTCAGCTCGGCCAACGTCGATACCACCATCACGGCCAACGGCACCTATGGCTACGCCCTGAGTGGTTGCCCGGTGCAGTTCGCCCGCCTCCGCCTCGTCAGCATCTCGGGTGGTACGCCCAGCGTTGCAACGGTGCTTGGAGTTAGCTGATGGCTGAACGCCTTGGCACACAGCTCCAATCCGGCGGCCTGGAGCAGAGCATCCACACCGGCCTGCTCAGCACCGGCCTGTTCGGCGGCGCGTCCCTCGACCTCAACTTCGCCGCCACCAAGAACGTCGGCCCGCTGGTGAGCTTCACCCGCGCCAGCAGCGCGACCTACATCGACAGCGCGGGAACGCTGCAGACGGCAGCTGTGGATGTGCCGAGGTTTGACCACAACCCCACGACCGGCGAAAGCCTGGGGCTGCTGGTGGAGGAGCAGAGGACGAATCTGCTGCTGCGGAGTGAGGAGTTTGATAATGCGAGTTGGAATCCACCAGACCCTTCAATCGCTACGGTCACTCCTAATGCACAAACTGCTCCAAATGGAACTCTTACGGCAGATACTTTTGCGACTGTATCTGGCACCCCTGCAATCTTCCAAGCAGTAGCCTGCCTAGCTTCCACTGCTTACACATGGAGCTTTTACGTCAAGCTAGGAACAATGGCAGCGGCTGATTTTAGGTTTGCCGTAAGAGATGATACAAACGGGGCATTTATTGCAGCAGACATTGCGCCTAGCATTACGCCGGTAACAACGGAATGGCGAAGGGTAACATATACATTCACGACACCAGTTGGCTGTGTTCTTGTTCGCCCCTATCTTTATAGATTTAGTCCAGCCACTTACGGCACTACTGTTCACCTCTGGGGCGCCCAACTAGAAGCCGGTGCCTTTGCCACCAGCTACATCCCCACCACCACAGCCGCAGCCACCCGCAGCGCGGACGTTGCCAGCATCACGGGGGCAAACTTCAGCTCCTGGTATCGGCAGAGTGAGGGGACGGTGTTTGTTAATGCAATTAATCCAGCCCTTAGTACAACTTTGTTTTCAGCATCTGATGGGACTGCAAACAATCGCATCCAAGCGGACGCTGGCATAAGCGCCCGCGTTGCTCGCGTTGTAACAGGAGGCATAACTCAAGCAAATAATACCATTGCCTACACATTTGGAACGCAACAACAGTTCGCACTTTCTTATGTACTGAATTCAATTAATTTTGCAAATGCTGGGACGCTAGGCACGGAAGATACAAGCGCAACAATTCCGACAGTTGACCAGTTGAGATTGGGCGCAAATCCAACAGGCGCAGGCGCTCTCAACAGCACCATCAAGCGCCTCGCGTTCTTCCCCCAGCGCCTTTCCAACTCCACCCTCCAGGCGATCACGCAATGACCACCACCTACATCCGCTTCCCCGACGAATCCACCGGCATGGCCGCCCTGGATGCTGCTGGCCTTACCACCACCAATGACGACGGCGACACCGTGGTGCTCACCGCCAGCCACACCCACGCCCTGGACGTGATCGGCCCCATCTACCGAGGCGGCACCTGCGACCCCGACACCGGCGAAGTGCTTACCCCGCCCGTACTGCTGAGCGGCTGGCACGTCAACTACATCGGTGAGCTGCCTGATGGGTGGGACGCTTACCTCGTCGAACCCAAACACCCAGCGAGGGTATTCGCGTGATCACCGAAGACACCGGCCTCTACTTAGCCGACTTCGGCGTAAGCGTCGTAGCCGGCGCCATAACCGGCTTAGGCATCCTCGACATGCCCAGCGAACTAATCGTCGATGGCCAAGTAATCAGCACCGAATACACACTTACCTGCGAATCCGCTAAGTTTGGCGACCTACTCTACGGCTCAAAACTTACCGTAAACGGCGCAGCCTATACCGTACGCGCCAACGTCCTAATTAGTGACGGGGTGTTCACGCAACTATCTCTACAACGCGACCTAGAAACCACGCATACCACCTCCACCACCCCCATTAGCGCTAACGGCGCTGTGGTCTCGATCGACGACCTCGGCCTAGATCAGCTCAACCCACTGATCAACGGCGGTGCCGCCTCCACCACTTACATTGATGGCAACGACATCAGTGGGGGTACAGCATGAGCACCATCGCCCAGATCCAACTACGCACGGACACCGCAGCGGCCTGGACCGCCGCCAACCCCACGCTCCTCTCCGGCGAGATGGGCATCGAGTCCGACACCCGCAGAATCAAAGTCGGCACCGGCTCAACAGCTTGGACCGCCCTCCCCTACATCTTCGCTGACACCGACCTGGTACGCGGCCAGGCCAGCAAGATGGACGCCGATACCATCACGATCACCACCCAAGGCGTCTACGTCACCACGGGACTTACCGGCATCTTCGACACCGCATCCGCAAGCGGCATGACGCTCGGCACCACCGATACCTTCGCCATAAAGAACACAAGCGGTGCTACTCGTCTAATGCAAATTTATGGTAGTATCGACGCCAAGACCGCAAGCGGCAATAACAAAGTCCTAGGCATCAAGCTGGCCAAGAACGGCACTGCCTTAGACCAAACGGAGTGCCGCGCCTTCACCGGCTCCGCTAGCGACGAAGCCAAACTCGTCACCAACTGGATGATCAGCATGGCTTCCGGCGATGAAGTGGCGCTGCGAATCGCCAACCACAGCGGCACCGAGAACCTCAGCTTTCGTCGCGGTCGTCTCGTCGCCACCGAGGTGCGCTGATGACAACCAAGCGCGAGCAAATCCTTAGCGCGGTGCGCACCACGCTCGTCGGCACCGTTGGCGTTGGCACGCGCATCTACCGCAGCCGCGTCGAGCCTGTGGCACGCGCCGAGAGCGCCGCGCTCATCGTCGAGCCCGTAAGCAACGTGCCGACGCAAAACACATCGCTGCCCACACTCGACCACGTACTAAACATGCGCGTGGTAATTATCGTGCGCGACGCAGTGCCCGATCAAGCTGCCGATCCCATAATCGAATCGCTACACAGCAAACTAATGGCCGACCTTACTCTGGGCGGTCTCTGCATAGACATCCAACCAGGCCCCACCGAATTTACCTTGGAAGCTGCCGACACCCCCGTAGGCGTAATTTTCAACAACTTCCGCATCCTTTACCGCACGCAAGTGGCAACACTAAGCAGCTAAGCTCGCAAACTGTGCCATGTCCGCCGCTTAGACTCGACGCAGCCCCCAAGCACTTATGGCAAGAACTACAGCAGCATTCAAGGATGCCCTGAGCAGTGAAGTTGCTGAGGACAGTCTGCAAGAACCGGCGCAAGAAGCCGCAGCAGAATCTGTTGAAGCGCCCGCACCTATGCTTACTGACGAGTACAGCGGCCAAGGCGGCTCGTACACCTTCGACCCCTCGACCGGCCAGCGCACGCTTGTGCAGCGTACGCAGCGTTCAGACATCCCCAGGTAATTCACGATGACACTCCTCACTCGTAAGCGCCTTCTTCTGGCGGAGATCGAGGCCACCTACGGCTCCGACCCCTCTCCCTTGGGCACCGACGCCGTGCTGGTCCGTGACCTCAACATCACGCCGGTCCAGAGCGAGAGCGTTAACCGTGACCTGGTTCGTCCTTACCTGGGCGCATCCGAGCAGCTGCTCGCCAACGTTCGCGTTGAATGTACCTTCAGTGTCGAGCTGGCTGGAAGCGGCACTGCTGGCACCGCACCCCGCTACGGCTCGATCCTGAAAGCCTGCGGTCTCGCCGAGACCGCCGTCAGTCCCGCCGTCACCGGCACCGCCACTGCGGGCGCCCTGAACAGCATCACACTGGCGGTCGGCTCCAGCGCTACCAACGACGCCTACAAGAACCAGATCATCCGCATCACCGGCGGCACTGGCAGTGGCACCGTCGCGCTCGTCACAGGCTACGTGGGCTCCACCCGCGTCGCCTCCCTCCGCGCCCTCGCCGGCAACGTCACCCCCGACAACACCAGCGTCTACAGCATCGGTCTCCAGACCGTCTACACCCCTGTCAGCAGCGCTTTCAGCTCGGTAACCCTCTACTACAACATCGACGGGGTTCTCCACAAGCTCACCGGCGCCCGTGGCACGTTCTCGCTGAACACCACTGTCGGCCAGATCCCGACCCTCGACTTCACGATGACGGGCATCTACAACGCCCCCACCGACACCGCCGCGCCTTCCGTAACCTACGCCGACCAAGCCAGCCCGCTCGTCTTCAAGGCAGGCAACAGTGGTGGCTTCAACCTCCTCGCCTACTCCGGCTGCCTCCAGTCGGTTGCCATGGACATCGGCAACAGCATCATCTATCGCGAACTCGTCGGCTGCACCAAGGAAGTGCTGCTCACCGATCGCTCGGTGTCCGGCACCGCAACGATCGAAGCACCCACCATCGCAGAGAAGGACTACTTCACCGCCTCCCTCACCGACGCCTCCTTGGGTGACCTCTCCTTCATCCATGGAACTACCGCTGGTAACATCGTCTCGCTGGTGTCCAACCGCGTGGACATCGGAGCGCCCAGCTACTCCGACCAGGACGGCATCCACATGCTCGCCCTGCCCTACACCGCTGTGCCCTCCACCACCGGCAACGACGAGATCCGCCTTATCTACGCCTGAGCACATCAGCAGCGCAGGTCACAGTCCCATAGCTTCGCCGTAAGTTAGATGCCTCTGCTGAGCAATCGCCGGCTGCTCCTCGCCGTAAGTGAAGCCACTTACGGTCAGGATCCGGTGCCAGGGGCATCTGCGGCCATCCTCGTCCGCGACCTAAACATCACGCCCGTACAGAGCGATTCCGTAAGCAGGGACGTGGTACGGCCCTACCTGGGCTCCACCGAGCAGTTGCTGGCCAACACCCACGTCCAATGCACATTCACCGTCGATCTGACCGGATCCGGCACACCCTCTACAGCTCCGCGTTTCAGCCCCCTACTTAAAGCCTGCGGATTCACAGAGACTTACACCTCATCCGCCATAACCGGCACAGCTACCGCAGGCGGCGTCAACACAATTACACTCGCAGCCTCAGCAAGCTCCACCGACAACGCTTACACCAACCTAATCATTCGCATTACCGCAGGTACGGGCAGCGGTAATGTCGGAATTATTACCTCTTACGTTGGTGCTACTAAAGTCGCTACTGTGCGCTACCTTAGCGGCAGCGTCACCGCAGACAATACAAGCGCCTACGCCATCGGACAGCAGTACACCTACACGCCCGTAAGCAGCGGCTTTGGCTCAGCCACTATTTATTACAACGTAGACGGCGTACTGCACCGACTTACAGGGTGCCGTGGCACGTTCACTCTAAGCGCAACCGTGGCGCAAATCCCTTCTCTAAGCTTCACGCTCACAGGCATTTACAATCCACCCACCGATACAGCACTAACATCTGTAACTTATGCCGATCAAGCAACACCCTTAGTGTTTACGCAAGGAAACAGTGGAGCTTTCTCGCTGCTGGATTACGCGGCCTGTGTCCAAGAACTATCCATCGACTTAGGTAACAACATAGTCTACCGTGAACTTATCGGCTGCAATAAAGAAGTGCGTATCGTAGATCGTGTCGTTTCAGGTACAGCCACGATCGAGGCACCTACAATCGCAACAAAAGACTACTTTACCGCTGCACTAAGCGACGGTACCCTAAGCAAGCTACAGTTTATTCACGGTAATGCTGTTGGCAATCTTGTAGGGTTCGCTGCGTCCGGTATTGACATAGGCAGTACGTCCTACGCAGAGACAGACAGTATTTTGATGCTGAACTTACCATTTACATGCGTTCCTACTGCGGCAGCTTCGGCAGAAACAGATTCCCTACTGCTTGACGACTCCCCCTTTAACGATTTTTACATCTTGGGTTACGGCGAGGCATCCAGCTCTGGGGTGGGAGCTGAGTGCTGCCTCACCTTCGCGTAACCCCGCCACCGCTTACGCGAAAAGCACCTACACTAAGCCGGTACATCCAGTAACTCATCCGAACAGCTTATGGCGTTCGTTCGCAAGAAGGTCAAGACCTTCAAGTGGCCTGTAACCATCGAAGAACCCGCTGACGGCGGCACGTTCGACTCCAGCACCTTCGACATCACCTTCAAGCGCCTGGGCCGTAAGGAGTTCGGCAAGCTCAGCGAGAAGGGCGATCTGCCTCTGCTCAAAGCCGTCGTGCTCGGCTGGAACGGCATCAGCGACGAAGACGGCACTGACCTCCCCTTTTCCATCGAAGCGCTCACCGACTTCGCCGACGACCCCTACTGGGTGCGCGGTGTCCTGAAGGCTTACACCGAGACCTTCGACGGCGCTAAGTCGGGAAACTGAAGGGTGCGGCGGAGTTCTGGGTAAGCGGAAGCACTAAGCGCGAAGAGGATAAGACCGAAGCCGACGCTAAGGTGTTCGGCTTAGTCTTGCCCGTAGACGCGCAACCAGAACCCGCCGCCCCTTACGAGGTCTGGGACGAGAACTGGGACATCGTAATGATGTTCCTAAGAATGCAGACGCAGTGGAACACCACCATGGCGGGCTACCTCGGTTTGAAATACGAGGTGCTGCTGATGCCTGGCGGCCTGATGGACCTATACTGCGTGGACGACCGCCTCGACATGCTGGAGGGCCTGCAGATCATGGAAACTGCCGCTCTCAGCGCGTTGGCTAAGGGGGAGGATAAGCAGGATGGCTAAGCAGATTGAAGATATTATTGTACGTTTAGGCTTAGAAAAGTTTGAAGGCTTAGATAAGATCCGCAGCTCGTTTCGTGACTTAAGCAAAGTCACAAAGATGTCCGAGCAGGACATCATAGGTGTCCGCGATAGTATATTTGAATTTGCTAAGACAGCCGGTAATAGTGAAGCAGTAACCAAAGGTCTTGTATCAGCACTACAAGGCTTACGGTCTCAGGCCGACTTTTGCGGCGATGCGTATAGAAGCCTAGCCGACGACATTCGACGTGTAGGCGAAGTACAACGAGGTGCTACGGACACGCTTATGGCACAACGCAATGCGTTGGTAGCCACGTTCAGCGAAACCACACGTAACGTCCGCGCCCTTGAAGAACACCGGGCTGCCCTGGTACGCATTCAGGAGCAGACCCGCGCTAATTCCAGAGCTTACGACACGCTAAGCAGCGATATTGCTCAGATCGCAGAGCGCATAACAGCAGTAACCACCGTAGCAAGGGAGCTTAACGTAGCGCTTAGTAGAGCTTTCCCGGCCACAGCAGCAGGAGTACGAGCGACACTTACGTCGATAAACGCGGGTATCGAGCTGCAGCGACAAGTAATCAACGAGATTGATCTGCGCAGCGGTAGGGAGCGCAGACTAGCTACCACCATAGAAGAACGCGCCACCGCAGAACAACGTCTTAATAGGGCACTCACCGCACAGCGGCAACTTACATTCGGTGAAAGCGTCCGCAGCGGACGCGAAGCTGTGCGCACAGCTGCTGCCGCATTTAACGAAACCACCTTAACCACAGGCTTTTATTCCGCAGAGCGCATCGGGCAGCGGATGGGCGATCTGCCCAACACTACCGCAGGTCTTAATCAAGAACTGGCGGAATTGAGCGAGCGCCTTGTAAATACCACACGCGGCAGTTCCACATACGTGGACGTGGCTCTGCGTATGGCCGAAATACAGAGGCAGTTGCGGACGGACATATTAGGTACTGCTGACGCCTTTAGACAGCTCAACATCGCAGAAAGTGGCGTACGCCGTAGAGAAGGCAAATTAGCCGGTATTCAAGAGTATTACGCAACTCAGGGACCATTAGCGCCTGGCGTTGGAGGTTACCGAGATCCCAACACAGGAGCCATGATTGCCGCTGGTGCGTACACACCGGGGCGAATCCGTGTAGACGAAGCCGCGTACGCCCGCCCCATAGGCCCGCAGCCATTCCCGGAAGCAGCTACGCAGGCGCTGCAGTCCGTTGAATCTGCACAACGATCTGTAACGGACATTTATGAGAGGGCATTCATACAGCGCACTGAATTACAAGCTAAATACAATCAAATCTATATTGACAAGGCTCTTGAAGGGCTTGAGTTAGAAGGCCAACTACGTAAGAAAGAGTTTGATACTCAGCTTGCCGACTTTGACAGGCGTATGGGCATCGCGGATAAGCGCCGAGGTCGCCGCCTAAGCGGGATGCAGCTCGCCCAGGGCGTCGGCGCGGCGCTTAGCGGTGGCATCTTCGGCGGCCCCGAGGGCCTGCTTGGCGGCCTCGGCGGCTTGGCCGTGGGCGGCGTGGGCGGCGCCTTCGCTGGCGCGGCCGCTGGTGCGCAGGTCGGCATGTTCCGCCAGCAGCTCGGTGACGTCACCGACTACTCGGCCCGCATCGACAAGTTGCAGATCGCTCTGCGGGGCATTCTTGGCTCCCAGGACGCTTACACCCGCGCTTTGGCAGCTGCTGACTCCGCGACCCGCGATCTCAATATCCCCCAGGAGATTGCGATCCGAAGCATGACCCAACTGAGTGCCGCTGTGACCGGCGCCGGTGGAACGGTTACCGACTCGGCCTTCGCGTTCCGTGCAGTAAGCGAGGCAGTGAAAGCCACTGGTGGCAACGCCGAGCAGGCCGATGGCGCCCTCCTCGCACTCACGCAGGTCTTCTCCAAGGGCAAGGTCAGCGCCGAAGAACTTAACCAAATCGCTGAGCGTCTACCCGGCACATTTGTCCTATTCGCCAAGGCGGCCGGCATGACCGGCCCTCAACTACAGAAGGCGCTCCAGGAGGGCCAAGTAGGTCTGAACGACCTAATGAAGTTCCTGCAGCTAATCAGCACTGAGTACGGACAAACGGCACTCAAGATCGCCAAGTCCAGCCAAGAAGCCGGCGCTCGTTTGACAGTTGCAATGCAAAACATGCAACTAGAGGTAGGACGCGCTCTGCAACCTCTGGGTGCCGATCTGCAAAACGCATTTGCCGTATTTATAACCGACATTACACCTGCCGTAGTCGCTGCTGCACAAGGGTTTGTGGGCGTGGCTAAGGCAATCGGTGCTGCCGGTGATGCGTTCATGGATTTCACAGCACCTGTACGGGATTTCTTCGCCACGGGAATGCCTGCATACCTACAGGTTGCTAAAGCGTTTTGGGATAGTATCGCCAACGATGTCTCTGCGTTCTGGACTCGTATTGGCAGTTTCTTCACAGGATTGCAAACAATAAGCTCTACAGCGTTAAAGGCTATCGGCATAGACGTGGGAGGGCTAGGAGATACCATGCAGATAGTGGCCACTAATGTAGGTAAGTTCTGGTCTAGCATTTTTGACTTCATCAAAGGCCGCTGGCGCGAAACCGTCAGCAACATGATCAACTACAGCAATCCTTTGCTGGCGGGCCTCAAACTGCTTGGAATTGCAGATGTAGGCCAGGCTGTAACAAAGGGTATAGCGGCGGGTGCTACCGCAATGTCACCTATATTTAAGCTTCCGCAGGCGCAACAGAGCACTGCAGAAAGCCCGTCCGTATTCCCCTCCCCTGCCACAGACGAGGAAAAGAAGAAAAAAGCAGCCAAGGACAAAGCCGACAGAGAGCGCCAAGCCGCGGCCGCCGAACAGCAGCGCCTGGCCAACACCCTGCTCGACCAGCAGCTGCGTGCAGCCGACAGGGTATTCCAGCACCAAATCGAGCTGGACCGCCAACGCTACGAGCTGCAGAAACGCCTCGACGACGCCCAGGCACAGAACCGCATCTTACGCGAAACTGGTGCAGCACGCGGCATCGTAAGCAACTTTGAGGATCTGCAGCGCAGCCTCCGCGAAATCGAGGAGCGCCGTGTCCGTGCAGCTCAAGACGTGCGCCTGGCTAAGCAGACGCAACAAAGCGCTGCAGTACGTGCCACCTTTGACGCCCAAGGTGCAGCGGCACTACGCGCCGGTGGTACGGGCATAAGTGCTACTGCCATCGCAAAAGCAACTGCTGAGGCAGCAAAATTCACAGGTATTGCAAACCAATGCTCTGAGTCTGTTAAGAGCTTCTATAAGTCTTTAGGTATAACTTTGCCCGGTGTAACCGCATGGGCAGACACAGTACGCAATGCAGGTACAGTCATGCGGGACTGGAGTAAACTGCGTCCCGGTGATATTGTTGCTACTGGGCGTCCCGGTGATACTCCGCATGTAGGCGTATATACAGGCGGAAATAATGTATTCCACCAGTCTCGTAAGCGCGGTCTTACCGCTGGTAACTACCCCGATTTGGATTACTTCAAATCAGGGTATTTCGTGCGTCCCACACAATCTGCCGGAACCGCGCGGATGCCCACAGGCGCCGCAGCCCAGCAGAATCGTGCAATCAGAGCGAGCGGTGGTGCGGTCATCGAGGGCCTCGACGTAACGCAGGCCGAAGCTCAGCAACAACTTATCGAAGCCAACGTATCTAAGGAACGCGCTGCGCTATTTGAACAATTCACGCTCAAGGCCACAGATGCCCTTAGGCAACAAAACGCGACAATGCGCGACAGTAACGAACTGCAGACTCTGCGTAATCGCCTTACCCTGGAAGGTGTGCGCCCTGAGTTTATAGACCTAGAAGAGCGTCTACTCGGACTTCGTAAAGAGCAAAGCCAGGAACAAACAACATATAATCAGCTTGTTGCAGACAACCCCGATAGAAAAGACGAACTTCAACGCGCTCTAGCTGCGCAGAACGAACAGTACGCCGAGCGTGCGCGGCTTCTGCGAGAAAATGCAGAAGCTGCAGACGCCTTCAACACAGCGATGCGCACTCGCCAAGACGAGCGCATCGGCCTCGGCTTACGCGAAGGCGCCGAAGCTTACGTCCAGTCGATCGGCACCATGCGCGAGGCCACGGCCCAGCTCGCCCAGACCGGCATCAAGGGCGTCGAGGACGCCATCTTCAGCCTAACCACGACGGGTAAGGCGAATTTCCAAGAGTTCGCCAAGAGTGTGCTGGAAAGTACATCGCGTATGATCATTCAGCAGCTAATTCTGCGCAGCGTTATGCAGATCATCGGCGCCATAGGCGGCAGCAGCGGCGGATTCAGTTTTTCTGGCGCTGGCCCGGTATCTGGTGCTTCTGTGTTTGGCAGTACCCAAGCCGGATTTAATCCACTGGCGTTCAGTGGAATCAAGCTGAATGCCCTAGGCAACGCCTACGCCGCCAACGGCATCGTCCCGTTTGCTATGGGCGGTATCGTCGATCAGCCGACTATGTTCAAATTCGCCAATGGCGGCGCCGGCCGCCTCGGGCTTATGGGTGAGGCTGGCCCGGAAGCGATCATGCCGCTCCGCCGCCTCCCTAATGGGCGCCTCGGCGTCGAGCAGGCAGGCGGAGGTGCTCCAGTTACCGTAAACGTGAGCGTCGATGCAAGCGGCACATCGGTCCAGGGCAATGCCGGTCAGGGCGAGCAGCTCGGCCGCGTAATTTCCCAAGCCGTCCAAGCGGAGCTGGTACGCCAGCAACGCCCCGGCGGCCTACTAAGCCGCTAAGCTGCACTTATGGCTACATTCACCTACATAAGTTCTTACGAGCCCACCGAGGTAAGCAAACCTCGTGCGCGTAAGTTTGCGGCAGGCGACGGTTACGAGCAGCGGATAAGATTCGGCTTAAACACTAACCCTAAGGAGTGGCAGCTCGTTTTCTCCAACCGCACTGACACAGAGCGCGATCTTATCGTCGCCTTCTTAGACGCACGCGGCGGCGTGGAAAACTTCGACTGGACCCCACCGCGAGGCTCTGCCGGTAAGTATGTGTGTGAGGAGTGGCAGGTAACGCTTAGTAATTGCAATAACAACCAAATTAGGGCTACATTCCGTCAAGTGTTTGAGGTGTAAGCGCTGTGGCTGTACCTATTGCTGCATTACAGGCTGCTGCACCCAGCGCAGTAATCGAGCTGTTCATCTTAGAACTAAACGTCAAACAACACGGAATAGCTAGCACTTACCGCTTCCACGCCGGCACGAGCCTCAACGCCAACGGTGAGGTCGTCTGGGCCGGCAACAGCTACACTCGCTTCCCCGTAGAAGCTGAGGGGTTTGAGTACACAGGAAACGGACAATTACCGCGCCCTAAGCTGCGCGTAAGCAACATACTTGGCACAATATCCGCACTGCTACTTAGCCTACCGGACGGCTTAGAGGGTGCCAAAGTGACGCGCATCCGCACCCTAGCTCGCTACATCGACGCCGTAAACTTCCCAGGCGGTACTAACCCTTACGGAACACCAGACAGTACCGCAGAGTTCCCCCGCGAAATCTATTACATAGACCGCAAAACCGTAGAAACCCGTGATTTCGTTGAGTTCGAGCTTGTAGCGGCCTTCGACCTCGCCGGTGTACGTGCGCCCAAAAGGCAATGTATAAGCAACATCTGCCAGTGGAAATACCTATCGACAGAGTGCGGCTACAACCCAGTCGGCCCTCAAGCTAGGCCATTGCGTGAGCACTATGCCGACTTCGGTTACAGCGAAGGTCGCTCGATAAATAGCACTGGCCAATTTAACGCCACCTATTATCGCACCACCTATCCCGATGTCGCTGCCGCTTACACCAACGCAACCGCTAATCAACACTTCCGCAACTACGGCATATGGGAAGGCCGCAACGGTAATTCCGGCGGTCAATTCAACGCCACATACTACCTAGCCACCTATCCAGACCTAAACAGCCTAGTCTATTTTAACGCTAAAGATGTAGGTGTAAACTCCCAAGCACTGGACGAGTGCGGTAAGCGCTTGAGCAGCTGTAAATTACGCTTCGGTATCCGAGGCCAGCTTCCGTTCGGCTCCTACCCAGGCATCGGTACATTCTTCACTTAAGACCTATGCAATGGAAAATCGAGGCACTGCAGCACGCGAAGGCGCAAGACCCCAAGGAGGCGTGCGGCCTGCTCGTCGTAATCAAAGGGCGTGAAATTTACTGGCCTTGCAAGAACTTGGCAACAGATCCAGACGAGTTCTTCGCCCTCGACCCCTCCGACTATGCCGCTGCTGAGGACACAGGCGAAATCACCGCCATCGTCCACAGCCATCCAACCACCCCTCCCTTCCCCTCCCAAGCAGATCGCTTAGCCTGCGAAAAAACGAACCTCCCCTGGTATATCGTCAACCCCAAAACCGAGACATGGGGCGAATGTAACCCCGAGGGCTACACCGCCCCACTCGTCGGCCGCCAGTGGGTCTGGGGCATAACCGACTGCTGGACCCTTGTACGCGATTACTACGCCGAGCAAGGCATCCACTTACGCGACTGGCAGCGACCCCTGCACGCAGAAGCTTTCCGCTTAGACCCGATGTTCGATGCCTGCTGGCGCGACACAGGCTTCCGCGAACTGAACGACGACGAGGAACTACAACCTAACGACGCCCTACTTATGGCGATCAACAGCACCGGCCTCAACCACGTCGGCGTCTACCTCGGCGACCAGCTTGTGCTCCACCACCTCCAAGGCCGCCTTAGCAGCCGTGACCTCTACGGCGGATGGCTACTAAAATGCACGGGAAGGAGGCTTCGCCATGCTGCGTAAGATCAAACTCTACGGACGCCTGGCGAAGTTCATCGGCAAGCGCGTGCTTGAGGCCGACGTAAGCAGTGCCGCTGAGGCCGTGCGCTTCCTACTCGCCAACTGGCCAGAGCTGGAGCGTCACATGGCGGACCAGCACTACCGCGTAAGTCTCGGCGACTACGACCTCGGTGAAGACGAGCTGCACGACCCCGCCGGTAAGCAGCCAATCAAAATCGTTCCCGTCGTGACCGGCGCAGGCGCCGTTGGTCGAATCATCGCAGGAGCAGCTCTGATTGCGCTGAGCTTTGTAATTATCCCATTGGGTATAGCAGCCGCTGGAGCAGGGATTGCAACTATGGTTGGAGGTATTGGCGCCAGCCTCGTATTAGGCGGCGTCGCACAACTCCTTACCCCAACCCCCACCCTCTCCTTAGGCACCGACTCCCCCAACGACCCGCGCAAGTCCTACAGCTTCAGCGGCATTCAGAACACAAGTCGCCAAGGTACACCCGTACCGATTATCTACGGCGAAATGCTTGTTGGTTCAGTCGTTATTAGTGCCGGCATTGACGTAGATCAGGTAAGCGCATGACTGAGTTTATTGCTGGCAGCGGTGGTGGTGGTGGCGGTAAAGGCGGCGGCGGCGGTAGTCAGCAGCGCACTCCCACCGAGGAAGCCTCCAGCTTATTCTCTGCCTCGTACGCCAAAGTCGTTGATCTACTCAGCGAAGGAGAAATCAGCGGTCTTAAGGACGGACTTAAGTCCGTCTACTTCAACAATACTCCGGTTCAGAACCCCGATAACTCGTACAACTTTTCAGACGTAACAATACTCACACGCACGGGCACCCAAAATCAGAGCTACTTAGATGGTTTTGACGAAATCGCTAATGAGTTCAATGTAGGAACCACTGTAGTTCAAGCTACCCCTATTGTAAGAACGATAACAGACGTTAGCGTAGATGGCGCTAGGGTACTAATAACGGTGCCTGCACTACAGCGCATAACCGATCAAGGCGACATCGTTGGTTCCGTATTTCGCCTCCAGATTTCTGTTCAGCGAAACGGCGGCGGCTACACAACAGTAGTAGACGATACGATCCGAGGACGTACTGCCAGTCCATACCAACGCAATTACTTACTGCAGGGGTTTAACTCTGGCCCGTTTCCCATCGACATAAAGGTCACACGTATCACCGCCGACTCCTCCGAGCAGGACGTAGGCGGCAGCAGCGCCAAGATCACTAACGCCTTCGCTTGGACAAGCTACAGCGAAATTACCTGGGGCAAACTCGCGTATCCCAATAGCGCCCTTGCAGCTATAAGGATTAACGCTGAGCAATTCTCGTCCATTCCTTCCCGCACATACCTTGTCCGAGGAGTAAAGGTAAGTATCCCCAACATAGCAACTGTAGACCAAACTACAGGCGCACTTATTTACAGCGGTGTATGGGGTGGATCGTTCGGGGCAGCGCAATGGACAAGCGATCCAGCCTGGTGTCTCTACGACCTCCTAACGAATACTCGTTACGGATTCGGCGATCATCTTGCGGCAGCTCAGCTCGACAAGTGGGCCTTTTTCTCGGCTAGTCAATACTGCTCGGCTCTCGATACATACACGACTGCAGCTGAAATTGCGGAACGCGCAGCACGCGGTCTACCTCCCCGTACAGGTACAACTAACAATTACAACAGCACAACAGGCAAACATGGTATCTACGACGGCTTCGGCGGCTACGAACCGCGCTTCTCTTGCAACGTAAACATCCAAACTGCCGAAGACGCCTATAAGCTGATCAATGATATGTGCTCGGTATTCCGAGCTATGCCCTACTGGAATGTAGGTTCCCTCACATTTGCACAAGACAAGCCCGTCGATAGCAGCTACCTATTCACGTACGCAAACGTCAGCGAGGAAGGCTTCACCTATAGCGGCTCCAGCTTAAAAACCCGCCCTAACGTAGCCGTAGTTCAATATCTCGATCCTATTACTCGTGACACCGCTTACGAAGTAGTCGAAGACCCAGAAGGCATAGAGAAGTACGGCGTCGTAAAGACAGAACTTATTGCATTCGCCTGTACATCGCGTGGTCAGGCCCAGCGCCTAGGCGAGTGGCTCATCTACTCCAACAAGCACGAAACCGAAACCGTATCCTTCACGGCTTCCATGGATGCCGGTGTGCTGGTACGTCCAGGGCAGGTCATCGAAATCAGCGATCCTGTACGCGCCGGTGTACGCAGAGGCGGACGCATAATCAGCGCTACTACCACAGCCGTTACAGTAGATGATGCCACAGGCATCTCGGCTACATCAAGCCCTACGCTATCCGTAATTACGCCAACAGGCACAGTAGAAACGCGCAATGTAAGCACGGTCGTAGGC